CAACAGTACTTCTCACTGCCGCAATTTATACTACTCTTCACAATGGTTTTCTCTCAAGTTCGTAACTACTTCCACGAACTCAGAACACTTGTTCCTACTGAATGGAAATTCTTTTCCAAATTTGGTAAAACTGTTCCGACACCCGATTCCGAAGAACCTGACTCTGACCTCCGTCGTCTACAAACTGGCTACCGCCAACGTGACATCGAAGCTCAACTTCTCGACGATTACTCGTCCAACTACCAATCTCGGTTAGATGGCATGATCCTCTCCTCTTCTCAGTCTTCTGAACCCTTCGAATTCTACCAAGAATCATTCGATGACATCATCGAATCTCGACTCCCCTACCCCGGAATATCCGTCCTACCCTATCGTTTTCACAACTTCGATCCAGACAAAGACAACCTCCAATCCCAAATTGAAAATGAACGATTCATCTTCCCTCAGCTCAAATACCTTCTCGACTACAAATACCCTCGTTATTGGTCCGCTGTCAATGAATACACTCGTCCAGTCCCTACTGTCGACGCTACTTTTTCCGACTTCAACAAAGAACAAATCGAATATCCACCAATTGAGCCCTCGCTTGCACGCAAGATCAATACTATCGTATCTCGCCTTCTAAACGCAAAGCCTTTCAAACCGCTCCACTGGATTGACACCTTCTTCACGAAACTCCCACTCGTTACTGGCGCCTCCTACTTCTATCGTTACTCATACGATCAAAGAATACACGCCTCCTTCTCTCACCCCGAAGAATACGCTGACAAATCTACCTCTAATGGTTACTTTTTCAACTCCTTCTCCGAATATGCAAGAACTGTCGTACATCGAATCAAACAATTCGCTCTCCCCTTCGATCCAACAAACCTCTCCCCAACTGAAATTCTTGAACACACCAAAACATTCATTCTCGAACACTCAACAATGCTCTTCACTCGCTCACAGATCTCAAAAATCATCGGTCCTTTCAAAGTCCGACCTGTCTACGCTGTAGATCGTCTCTTCATCCAACTTGAAGCTATGATCACTACTCCCCTTCACATGATGGCTCGCTCTCTTGACTCCGCAATGATGTACTCAATTGAAACTGTCCGCGGCGGCTGCGCCTACATTGACATTTTAGCGAAGCACTACACTTCGTACTTATGTCTTGACTGGTCTACTTTTGACCAACGCGTGCCCTGGATAATTGTCGATTGCTTCTTCACGCTGTTTCTCCCTTCGCTAATCATCATCTCTGATGGCTATGCATCAACGGCAGAATATCTCACCTATCCGGACCTCACTCCTGATAAACTTGGTTTCAGAATCTTCAACATCCTTTCCTTCCTTCGCATTTGGTACTATAACATGGTTTTCGTCCTCGCTGACGGTCACTCTTATGTTAGACGCTTTTGTGGCATCGCTTCTGGCATGCTCAATACGCAATACCTCGACTCCTACTGCAACCTATTCCTTATGATACACTCCCTCCTTCATTTTGGCTGCACAGACGAAGAAATCATGGAAATCTGCTACTTTGTAATGGGCGATGACAACATCCTCCTCACACATTGGCCTCTCTCTAGGCTTCAGACATTCCTTGACTTTATGGAAACCCACACTCTCTCCCGCTTCGGTATGGTTCTTAACAAACAAAAGACCATCATTACCCGAATCCGCACCCGCATCGAAATGCTAGGTTATCAGTGCAACGCTGGCCGACCCCAACGTAATCTCAACAAACTGATCGCTCAACTAGTATTCCCCGAACACGGTCCCAAACTCCGCTACATGGCTTCACGCGCTATTGGCATGGCATGGGCTGCTGCTGGCATGGATCCGACCTTCCACCGATTCTGTAAAGATGTCTATGATACATTCAAGCCCTATGAAACGGACGCTGATGGACTTAATGTCCTTGGCCTTCGACGTCTCCCAGGCTACATCGCGTACATACTTGCTTACGGCATAGTCGACGACCTCGACCTTTCCGAATTTCCAAGCATTTACACCGTTCAACAACGGTACGCTCAGTATCAAGGTGAACTCGACACTACACGCAAATGGTCCCCCGCCCATTTCGTCGATTCATTTGACTATCTTCCAGATAACTCCGAAACTCTCGAAATGTTCATGTCTCGCAATGACAAGAACTTCTCTGACGTAACCCGTCTTTTCGACTAGTTCCAAAGGTTTTTCCCTCA